ACAGGCATTAAAGTTTCCAAGAAACAATTATCAAGTTGATGGAGTAGAACTTGCTTGTTCTGCTATTCCTCAGAATATTAAATATGCACAATATGAATTAGCTAGAGCTTTAGCAAATGATACTGATGCTATTACTGGTACTACTGGTAAAGATGGTAATTTTAGTGAAGTTAAATTAGGAGATATACAGGTAAAATATAATACTGATAGTCAGGGTACAGGATCTATAAATAATATTATGGATGTTTACCCGTGGTTACAAAGTTATCTTGGAGCATATATGCTAGGTGGAGCAGGTGCTTTTCAGATGAGGGTGGTTAGAGGATAATGGCAGGACAGCTAGATTCATTGTTAAAACAAGTAGCTAAACAAGTTGTTAGTGATTTAGGAACTTCTTTAGATACAACTATCAGTTATATAAAAAAAGGTACTTCAAGTTATAACGTAGAAACAGGAGAGCAGATTACAGTTGATACTACTTTTTCTGATATAAAAGTTCCTATTGAATTTATTCGGTCAGAAGAGGATCTAGCAAAAGAAACAAAAGAAGCAAAAATTTATATAAGCCCTGATTTAATAAATAATCATCAACCTACTTTTGAAGATGAAATCAGTTTTAATTATGCTGGATCTACAGTAGTCGCACAGATTACAGATATAGATACAAAAAAAGGTGGTCAAACTTATTTATTTACTTTATTAGTGAGGTTCTAATGGTAAAATCAGATCCTAACGGAATTACAAATTGGTTAGCTTCAACAAGAGGAGAATTAAATACTCAATTAAATAATCTGGTTGGAAAAGTTCTTGCAGATTTACCAGCAGAAAGTCCACAATATTCTGGTTTTTTTGCTTCAAGCTGGCAAGCAAATACTTATAGACCTTTAGCTAATGAAGAGATTAGATCTCCGTGGTTAGAAAGAAAAAAAGCAAAAGGTCAAGGACAAAAGTTACCTGCAATTATTGAACCTCGATATCCACTTGATAAAAGATTTACTTTTGGAGATACAATATTTATTGGTAACAGGGCTGATTATGCTAGACAGGCTTTAGGTTCTCCAAATAGTTCAATAATGCCTTATTTATCAGAGATAGAAAAAGTTGTTGATATGGTATTTAGTCCAGGAATGACTGTTCCAGATTTAAGAGTGGCAGAATCACAAGTATTATTTAAAGGCACTAAAGGTGGTCGAAATGCTCCAGCTTTAGGTTCTAAATACAGGAAATTATGACTTTAGTTAATGTTAGAGCAGCTTTTGAAAAAGCTATTACTGATTCTGTTGTAGAGGCTGATCCAAGAGTAAAAATTATTTATGATAATGTACCTTTTACAACTCCAGGTAAGACTATTACTTATGTCACAACTTCAATAACTTTTAGTCAATCTACATTGCAAGCTCAAGGTAATGCTGCTGATTATTATTCGGGTGCAATACAAGCAAATGTCTATGTTCCAAAAAACAAAGGAAGTGCAAGATTAGCTGCTATTTCTGAATCAGTTATTGATGGTTTAACTTTAATAAATACATCTACTTACTCAGATCCATTTTCTTGTCAACCAAGAATCGGTGAAATTAGTGGTCCTATTCCTGTAGAGATAGAAGACCGTGCTCATTTTCTTGGAATCATATCTTGTGCCTTTTTTGCAAATAGGTGATATAATTCATATAGCTATCTAATATTATGACAAGAGCTATTGATCTTCTTAAAAGTAAATTTGGTGTCAGCCAGCTTTATAAGTATGACCTAAAGGATAATGATGAAATTCTATTTACTGTATATTGGAATCCATTAACTATTGCTGAACGTGAAATGATTCAAAAGAAAAGCAATAGTGAAGATACAAATGATTTTGCTTTACAGTTAATGATTGAGAAAGCATTAGATAAGAATGGCACAAGACTTTTTCAAGATGGAGATAAAGCTTCTTTAAGGAGAGAAGTGGCTGCTTCTGTTTTACAAGACATCCAGTTAGCGATGATAGATTCTGGTTCTGACAAGGAGGTAAAAGAGGCAAAAGCCGATTTAAAAAGCAAATCCTGATTGGTTGTTTATATACTCATTAGCTAACGAATTAAAGAAATCTGTTAGTGAACTATGTCAAACATTAACTGTTGAAGAGATGATAGGTTGGGCAGCATTTTTTGAATTAAAGAATGAGGAAGAGAAAAAAGAAATGGATAAGATACAAAAAAGAAGCGTTATGGGTAAAGCAAGGTAGAATAGAGTATAAGTTTTGCTAGATAGGTCGAATGGCTGTTAAACAACTTGATCTCGTTATAAATACGACCCGTGCTGAACAAAATTTAAAAAAAATACAACAGCTTGCAAAACAAGTAGAAAGTGAATTTCAGCAAAAAATAAATAAAATAAAAATTAATGTAAAAATTGATCCAGCACAAAAAGCCTTAGAAAAATTAAATGCACAAATAAAAGAAGGACAAGATTTAATTAATAAATTTAATCAAGGTGCAGGTCTTACTACTTTTGGTCAAAAAATATCAACAGTTACAGAACAAGTTGGTTTAATTAAAAAGGCATTTAATGATGCTACAACTGCGACAGAGAGGCAAAGGGCTGCTACTGCAATATTAGCTGGAGACTTTAAAAAGCTGACAATGGAAGCTACAGCTTTTGCAAATGCTACTGATAAGCGAAGAAATAAAGGATTAATTTTAGGAAATGTTGGTGAAACAATTAAAGAAATAGAAAAGTTTCCTAAAACAATATTGGCTGGTAAAAATGCAATGTCCATGCTTAACAGCATGTTAGAAGTTGTTAATGTAAACTCACAAGAATTTAAAGATATAAATGAAGCGATAGGAAGACAGTTAGAAAAAAATGCTGGAATAGAAAAAAAAATAAATAAACTTACTGGCTCTGATTCAAAAAGAAAGGCTAAGAAAGATCAATTAGAAAATGAAAAAAAAAGACAAAGAATTTTAGATAAAACTAATGCTCTTACAGAACAAAGTGCAAATATAGAAGAAAGAATAAAAGCTTCAACCTTAAGTAAAGCTAAAAAAGAAGCATTAATTAATGATTTAAAACGTGCAGGAGTAAAAATTAAAGCACAAGAATTTGACCTTGCGAAACAAATAAATATAGAGACTCAAAGAAATTTAACTATGCAAGAAAAATTACAAAGAAGAGGTAGCCGTATCGCTCAAAGTGCATTTATTGGAGGTGGTTTTCCTTTGTTATTTGGTGGTGGTCCTGCACAAGCTATTGGAGGTGCTTTAGGTGGTGGTATTGGTGAAGCGATTAGCCCTGGAGGTGGTTTTGCTGGTTCTATTGCCGTTACTGCTTTAGTAAGTAAGTTGTCAGAATTTACAGATGGCATTAAGAATTTAGGTCTAGCTTTAGATCCTTTAAAACCTGATTTAGACGTAATAGTAAATTCATTAGGAATACAAGGAACGAAAACTGCTGAATTAATTCAAAAGTTAAGAGATGCTGGACAAGAGACAAAAGCCTTAGAAGTTGCAACTGAACAACTTACCTTGCTTATTGGAAAAGATGGGGTTGATTCTCTTGAAACTTTTGGTAAAGATACTGTGGAATTAAGTAATGAGTTTGCAAAAGCTATGACTTTAATGCAAGTGGCGGTTGCTGAACTTTTAAATTCAATAAAGTTTTTACAAACTTTAACTAATGCACTAGAAAGACAAAACTTGTTTAAACAAGCACAAAGGTCAGATGATCCAATTATCAAAGATTTATTACAGAAAAGAACACAAGCAAGTAAAGGATTTTTATTAAGTGGCACTGCTCCTAATTTTAAAGCAGTTCAAGATTTTGAAAATCAAATAATTACAAGACAAAGAGATTTAAACAACAAAGATTTTCAAACACAAATTGATTCCATTACTAATGGTAAAGGTCCAAAAACCAAAGACTTTTCACAGTTTGAGATAGATATATTAAATCAAAGAATAGCTTTACAAGAATCCAGTGGTAGTCTTTTAGATGAAGAAGTTGTAAAGATTAAACAAGGAATTATTGAAAGTGAAAAATTACTGGCATTAGAAAGAGTAGGGAACAATGAAAAAGGGAAAGAAATAGCTAATTTAAACGCAACAATAAAGCTCAATGAACTTGATAAAAATATTGAGGCAGCAAAATTAAAAGATAAAAAAGAATTAGAAAAGTTTTTAGAAGGAGAAAGAAAAAACCTAGAACAACAAGAAGCGAAAGAAAAAAAACTTGCAGATGCAGAAGTTAAAAGAATAAATAAAATCAAAGAAAGTGCTAATTCTGTTACCAAAAATTTAGAACTACAAAATCAATTAAATGAAATTAAACTTACTGGATCTGAGTATGAAATTTTTCTAGCTGAGAAAACATTAGGGTTTGATAAGGCACGGTTAGCAACATTTGATGAAGAGGCTTTTAAGATTGCATTTAATAACAAATTAAGAATTGATGGTTTAATGGAGCAAAAGAAAATTACCGAAGATATTAAAAACTTATTAGCAACAGAGATGAGTACTGCTATTAAAGGTTTAATAACAGGAGCAAATAGTTTGAATGATGCTTTTAGAAACGTATTAAATAAGATGGCAGATGCTTTTTTAAATATTGGTTTATTTGGAAATGTGGCTGGTAATTTAACTAAAGGTGGAGGATTATTTGGAAATTTATTTGGTGGACTTTTAGCCACTGGTGGTACTGCAAAGGCTGGCAAATCATATATTGTAGGAGAACGTGGGCCTGAGATGTTTACTCCACGAGTTACAGGAACAGTTACCCCAAACCATGCTCTTGGGGGTTCTACAAATGTAGTTGTAAACGTAGATGCTTCTGGTTCTTCTGTTGAAGGTGATGAACAACAAGG